GCCACTGGTGATCGATCCGACGCGATCAAAACGGTCCGCGAGCACGCCGCCAAGGTCAGTGCCAATCGCGGTCTCCGCCCGTTGGGCGATCCGCTCCCAACCCGCGCCAGCCTGGTCAAAGACTGATCGGCCGCCCCTAGCCGCAACCTCAACCTCGGGATAGACTCGACCCCAACCGGAGCAACCGAACCATGAGCCAAACCGCATACTCAATCCAAGCCCCCCAGGCATTCGCCGGAATGCTGGCGGACTCGCCCGGGTTCGACAATTTCCACCAGTCGCTGGCCAACGAGGACGCGGCCCTGGCGAAATTCGGCCTGGGTTATTTCCGGGGCACCGATCCCGTAACGCAATTCATCCTGCCCGCCGGATCGGCGGGGGTGCTCGCCGGCGCCTTGATCCACCGACACCAGACCGAGCAACGCGCTCAGTTTGGCTCCGGGGGCAGCGGCGGTGCCACGGGTCTCCAGCAGGACGAGCCCGGCGATCTGTTGCGCCGGGGCCGTATCTGGGTGCCTGTCATAGGCGCGGTGACTGCCGGGGGCCGCGGTTGGCTGATCCACACCACGGCCAATTTCGGCTCATGGCGAGCCGACGCCGGTGGCGTTGCCGAGGTCAGCACCCTGACCCCGAACCCGATCGTCAATGACGTCGTCTACACCGTCGACATCCACATCGGCGACGAGGACTACCACTTCGAAATGCTGGGCGACGCTAGCGCGACCGCCACCGAAATCTGCGATGGCATCCGGGCCGCCATGGCCCTCGATGCCACGTTCACGGCCTTGGTCGTCGCGACCGGGACCACGACTCTGATCCTCACTGGTCAAAACATCGGCCAAGAGCTCGACGTGGTTTCTAGCGGCGAGGGTCTCTTTGACATCGTCGAGACCACGCCCCCGGCCACGGCGGCGCAGCTGGTCAACGGTTCGTGGCTCTCGTCGACCTCCGGCAGCGGCCTCGCCCTGCTCGAGCTCAACGAGCCGTAAGAGACACGGCACAACCGATCGAACACTGACGGGCAACCGCAACCAGGAGCATACCCCATGTTGGACCATCGCCGATTTCTGCAACTCTGTGAGCGCCTCGACGCCGAGACGCTACAGGAAGTCCTGTCCCTGCGCATGGTCCAGCACCTGGACGCCGACGAAGGGGCGTTCTTCGCCCGTGAACTCGAAGCCATCAAGGCCCAAACGTTCGACATTCTGTATCCGACGCTGCGGTCCCGGGACTTTATCCCGGTCGACGGCTCCGCCGGCGCCGGCGCCACCCAGGTCACCTATCAGCAGTTCGATCGTGTTGGCCACGCCAAGATCGTGGGCCCCAATGCCCGCGACGTCCCGCGCGTCGATGTCCTCGGGAAAGAATTCCCGCGGCCAGTTCGCGCCTGGGCCGACGCCTACGGCTGGACCTTGTTCGAAGTCCAGTCCGCCGCCATGGCCAACCGCAACCTCAACGCCCGCAAGGCCTCGGCCGCGCGTCGCGCCATTGAGGAAGGCCTCGACGAGACGGCCGCCATCGGTGCACCCGACTACGGGATCCCCGAGGGGTTCATCAATTCCAGCGCCGTCCCCGCCACGACCACCACGCCATGGTCAGCCCTGACGGCCGATCAGATCATCGCCCAAGTCTCCGCCTCGCGTCAGCGGATCGTTACCGTCTCTCTCGGTGTCGAGCGGGGCAACACGATCTTGCTGCCCGATGGGCAATTTGAGCTGATCAGCAACCTCCCGCGATCGAGCCAGTCTGACACGACCGTCCTCGAGTTCCTGATGCGCTCGCCCGGCATCAATGCGATCGAGCCGTGGTACCGGCTGGTTGACGCCGGTGTCGGGGTGACGGATCGAATGATCATCTACGATCGCTCACCCGACAAGCTGACCCAGGACATCACCCAGGAGTTCACCCAGCTCCCGGTTCAAGAGGTCGGGTTTGAGTTCGTCGTCAACGCGTTTGCCCAGACGGCAGGAACGGCCCTCTACTACCCGCTGTCCATGGACTACACCGACGATATCTGATTACCTGACCCACTAGGCCCACGCCGGGCCGAAAGGGAGCAAGTGATCAATGGTCCTCGTCCGCAACCGCAAGCCCTCCAACGTCGGCATCCAGCTCAAAAGTGAGGGCCCCGGTCCGGGTTGCCGCGTCCTGCAGTTCAAACCCGGCACCCACGACTATAAGGAAGAGGATCTGGATCTCATCAATACTTCAAGCAAGGGCGTCCGGGCCTACCTCGAGGGCGACGATCCTGTTTTGGCAATCCTCGAGCATGGCGAGGGCAAAGCCGATCCGACCCCGCCCGAGAAAAAAAGCGCCGCGGAGCTCAAAGAGTTGATCGCGCAATCGAACGATCTCGATTGGCTCCGGTCTGTCCTAAAAAAGGACGGGCGGACGACAGTCAACGCTGCGGCCGATCATCGGATCGCCGAACTCGAGGCCGGGGTGGCCGGGGCCGACACCGGGGATCCCGCCGTGGCCAAGGACGGCGAAACCGAGTAGTCTCGGCCCATGGCCGTGACCGTCCAGACAATCCGCGACCGGCTGCCCGAATTCTGCAAAGTCGATAATCAGATCATTGCAGCCGCGATCGCATCGGCCGAGGCGTGCATCAACGCCCCCCAGTGGGGCGCCAACCGCGCCGATGAGGCCGCGATCTGGCTCACCGGTCACCTGTTGCTGGTGATGCAGGAGGGTAGCGGCCTCAACGCCGGCCCGGTGACATCGGAGTCGGAGGGCGGATTATCAATCGGCTACGCGGTTTCCGACGCGTTCAAGGAATCCGCCTACGGCGCGACATCCTACGGCCGGCAGTTTCTTGAGCTCCGCCGCACCGCATTTCCAGAACGGTTCCATCTCTAGCATGGCCACCGGTGGTACAGTCATCGTCCGGGATCTCGGTCTCACAACGATCCTCAAAAACATGAAGGCCTTCGATGGCGTCGCCTTGGCCGTGGGCATCCAGGGGCCCGAGGCCGGCGCCATCCATCCGGACAGCGAGCTCGACAATGTTGGCCTTGGCGTGATCCACGAGTTCGGGGCCCCCGGCGCCGGCATCCCGGTGCGTTCGTGGCTCCGCGCCGCGTTCGATTTCAACGAGGCCCGATGGTTGTCCCTGGCGGGCCGCGTTGCCGAAAAGGTCTATGAGACGACCCCAGCGCAACCCGGCCGCGCCCTCGGGATCATGGGTGAGGTTGTCGTTGCGGATATCAAAAAACGGTTTGCCCAGGGGATCCCCCCGCCGCTGAAACAGGCGACCATCGACGCCCGCGCCAAACAGTTTGGCCAGAAAAGCAGCAAACCGCTATTGGCAACCGGCGCATTGCGCCAGGCGGTCACGTGGACCGTGAGGCGCCGCTAGATGGGTATCAGCCGCGTCCTGAAGCGTTTCAACGTGCCTTTTGATATCATCCGGCAGCCGCCGATCGTCCGGGAAAAGGGGCGTGTCAAAGACGCCGGCGGCCCCGAGCTCCTGCCCGGCATGGGCGGGATCCAACCGGCCGGCCCCAAAGATCTCCAGCGCCTGCCCGAGGGCCAGCGCACCGACGCGGCGATCGTCATTTTCACTGACCTCGATCTCCTCACCGGCGACGCCCCCGATACTCAGGCCGACCACGTGATCCCCCGAGCCCCCGGCGTCTATTGCGGCGTCGAGTTCGAGATCCAATCAGTTGAGCCGTGGCCGAGACATCGCAAGTATTTGGCGGTAAAGGTGGGGCAGTGACAGCCGAAAAAATCAAATGCCGTTGCCCGTGCACGTGTGGGCATGCCCACGGCAAGGGGCCGGCCAAATGCGCTTGGTGTCTGGCCGTACAAAAATAAACGAAGGTGGGGCAATGAAATTGATCGATCTCAACCCCAAATGGTTTGGCGCCGGCGGCGAGGGTATTACATCGGCCGACGGGTCGCCGGCGCCCGAAAGACACGGCGTCGGTATCATGTTCGATTGCCCATGCGGCTGTGACGTTCGTGCGTTCGTGCCATTCTCCAACCCGGTCGATGGCAGTAAGCCGTGCCGCACAGATCCCCACCAGTGGCTGCGCGATGGCGACACATTCGAATCCCTGACACTGAGCCCGTCGATCCACCGAGTTGGTGGTTGCGGCTGGCATGGTTTCGTCAGGGATGGCAAGGTGATCAAAGCCTGAGGTGGGCCAAATGAGCGATGCCAAAAAACCCGTGGACCTGATCGAGCACCGATTCACCTACCACCCACCAAAGGACTTCCAGCCCGAAAAATACGAGGCGATCCGAGACCTGGCCAAAACGCTCGCCCACTTTATCGAGGACGTCTGTCCCGACAGCCGTGAAAAAGCCCTGGCGTTTACAAACCTCGAGCAAGCGGTAATGTGGGCCAACGCGGCCATTGCCCGTAACGAGTAGAATCGCCAAGATGGGGCAATGACTGAATTTCGTAATTTGTGGGGTTGGTGATGGCGCTCGATCTCGATCAGCCGATTGCCTGGGGCGCCATTGAGGATGCGATCTCCGATTGGGTGACGGCCGTCACTGCGCTCGCCACCCACTGGAGCGATCAGGCCGCGCCCCAGCCCGCGCGCCCCTTTGCTCTCCTGTCGATCGCCGGGCCCGTCGAGCTCGGCGTGGGCGACGAAAAACGCACGGCCGAAAAGCTCGACAGCGCCGGCGACCCGACGGACACGTGGGAGCAGCAGACCCGCGGCGAGCGGGAGATCACGATCACCGTACAGATCGAAGCCGACGAGGCATCGAGCCAGGATCCCCGGCGCCACGCCAGAGCTCAAGCCACGCGCCTGTTTTCGAGCCTGACGATCGATTCGATCACCGCCACGCTCGAGGCGGCCGGTCTGGCCTACCGCGCCCGCAATCCCATACAGGATTTCTCGATCTCCATTGCCAACGAATTCGTCAACCGGTCCGCTTTTGAGCTCCGGGTTGGCTTGGCCTCGTGCGTCGTCGAGGATATAGACGTGATCGAGCAAGTCACCGGCGAGGGTACGGTTTCGGGCCGTCGCGATGGCGGTACAACAACGGTCCCGATCGATGTAGACTCAACTCCATAGGAGCCGCAGACCATGACAC